TCTCCAATTCAGCCATCTTTCTTGCGTAGAGCTCAAGAGGAACACCTAGTCTCTTAGCCACGTTTTGTTGCGTTACTGTTAGCCGAATCTTCTTCGGGGCGGACGTGCGCTGCGCCGGAGCAACAACGGATTTTGTGCGACGGGGCTGTTCGGGGGTAGCTTCAAACTGATCGGGAAACGCCCTTTTCATTGCATCGTCGATTTTGTAATAATACTCATCACTCTTTGTATAGGACTCACCAAACTCACGCACTAACTTATTATGCACTCCGTAGGCAAAACCTGTCATGTCTTCGTGCCCGGGCTTCTCGAACCATTGGTTCTTCTCCGCCCAACTTACAACTTTGTCGTCTAACTGCGGCGATTGTGGTTGCTGTACAGGGGTAGTATATTCCCTATTTTCCTGTTTTTGCAAGTTCGACGGTTTAAACGCGTTGACTTGCGTCATTTCGTTCTGAGCTCGGTACAGATCTTCTTGCGCGTTGATGACTTCATCCGTATCGCCAGACTCTAGTGCCGATTTAAGTTTTGTTTTTGCAGCGTTGATGTTGAGCGTGGCTAACGACTTAGATTTGTCGATATACGCCGTTTGCCCCATATTCACATACTCGTGCAGTTGACGGTTTTCATCTGCAATCATCCTTGCCACCCGCTCTAGCTCAACCTTCTCCCTAGTAAGGGCTTCAGCCTTGCGTCGCTCATCATGGCGGGCGTGTGTCAACTCCTTAAGGCGCTTCTGAACCTTAGCGCTATAGTCGTTTAGTTCGTCCTCAGTAGGCTCTTCGATCTCTTTATCTAGCGGTTTACGCCCGCGGTCCTGCTCAGGCGTGTCGTCTACGATCTCGATTTCGGTCTTGTCATCTGCACCTTCTAGCTCAAGCTCGATCTCTGACGGTTTTTGATCTTTCTCATCGGGAAATTGGTATTCCTGCATGGTTTACTCCTTATTTGCGTTTAATGCCGCGAGGATCTTCGACAACTGCTTCGACAGAATCATCGTTAATGAGGCGGAACTCTTTGCCATGAATAATCAGCCTAGAGCCCGAGTTTGGACGTACTAAAACAAAATCGCCTTCCTTACACCATGGACCAGACACAAATCGTTCTTTGTCTGCGTAGCAATCGGGGCCCATTGAAACCACAAAAAGTACGGTTGTAAGCACTTCTTCGTAGTGCATGGTCTGATCTGCTTTTAAAATGCCGCTTTCGTACTCCTTTTCGACTTCAGGGATAGCGCATAACATACGATACCCGGAAGGTTTGGGGAGCTGGGATGCCTTATCCGTGTTAATTGCTCCGATAATCTGAGGATTATCTGGGTTTGTCGCAATGAGAATTTCACTCATCGTTGTTCTCCATCGTTTCTTTAAGGTCCAAAAGGTCGCGTTCTGCATGGGCTAGGCCCTCAATTACTCCACACAGACGTTGGTACTCTTCATAGCTACGGCATGTGCCGGTAGAAACAGCGTCAGCAATATCATTCATACGTGTGCGATACTTGCTGCGTAATAGCTCAATCGTGTCCATCCATTACTCTCCTTTGTTAACCTGCTGATTCAGCATCTGTTGCGTTTTAGCGACGTCAATACCCATTCGCATTCCTTCTGCTTGGTTGCGGGCCTGCATCTCTTCGGCTTTAAGCCCTGCCTTTAGCATATCTAGCTGTTGTTGTGACTCCAGCTTTGCCTTAACCTGAGCAGTATGCGAACCAATACGTAAGCCTTCTTTCTCCATATCCGCCTGCAGTCTTTCACGCTCTAATGCCAATTTATCAGCGTCTGCCGCAACGTCAGCCATCATCTTTTTCTCTTTGATCTCGACTTCTTTCATCTTGATCTGCATTTCTTGCTGCTGCATTTGAATGATCGGGTCTTGTTGTGCTTCGGCGTTTTGCTTAGCCTGAGCTTCTGCTTGGTGTTTACCCAACAACTGACCTGCTGCTTCCGCTGCCAAACGCGACATTTGTGCTTCTACTTCTTCGGTCATCTCAGTGTCTGGGTGAGGTAGTGTGACACCCATCTGGCGTTGGATCTGATCTCTGTAAGCAAAAGCAACGTGCTCGGTAATATGCGCATTTGCTGCTTGCATTAAGACCTGCGCCTGTGGGTTCTGACCCATGACTTGCATCAACACAGGATCCTGCATTGCTGCCATATGGACTTGGATATGCGCCTCGTGGTCTTGGTACATAAAGGCTTTAACAGGTTTACCGTTAAGAATGTCCATGTTCTCACTGATAGGATCAACCGGCTTCTGGTCTTCCTCTAACGGCACTAACTCGGCTGCGTCCTTAATATTTAAGACATCCAACATCTGCCGATGCAGCTTAGGCAGGTTGTAAATCTGTGGCGCCATCTGAGCCAACTGAATCACCGCTTGATACTGCACTACCCGCTGAGCCAATGTACTGGCGTTAGGATCACTGACAGGGATAATCTCTACGTGGCTGTAGTCCTCGCGTCGAGCGTGGATGTGTCCGTCTTCTGGCTCGTAGTCATAACTTTCAGAGGCGTGGTCTCGGATCATTACCGCAAGGAGTTTGAGTTCCTGCTTCATGGCGAAGTGCATCCGTGCCTGAACAGCCGACATCACCTTTAAGTTACGCTCGATTAACGCAAGTGTTGTACCCACTGGGGCCTGTGCCGACATATCTGACACTTTCATATCTGGGCTGGCTGCGAACCGTCGTGCTTCTTCCGAGATAATACCCAGTAGTGATAGCAACGCTTGTGACGGCTCCTTATATGGCAACGGCATAATATTGTCACGCAACGCACCAGAGGCCACATCCACATCACGGAACTCGCCCGGAGAAATTGGTGTGTCATCTCCCTTAATACGTAGGCCCCGAGTCTTTAAACCACCGGGTAAGTTAGATAGCGTACCTGCATCAACCAACTGACGTGTAATAGCCGTTGCTGACTTGGCTGAGTTACCAATTAAGTGCACCAAACCAAATCCGTATGACCCAAAACCCGGCACGTACTGGTAATGCACGAAGTACTGGTTAGGGCGCTTGTATACTATTTGCGCTGCGCGGTTGCCCTCAGTCTTTTTAGGTACTGGGTCCCAGTTACGGCGAACAGCCAGCACATCACCCGAGTCTTTCAGGATTGTTACGACATACGGCAAGGGAATACCCGTGGGCTCGCCATCGCTATCTACATCCTCAAAGCCCGGAATATCCAGCTCGACGTGCATCTCTAGCAGTAGGGGGCGGTCGTCATAGGTTGCGCTAAACCCGCTTTCACGGTCTTTGGCTTTCTGAACAGGGTCAGTCTGTATGGTGGGCGTGTCGTCGATATCTATGTCTGCACGGTAGAAGCCAGACTCTTGTAACTTTAATATGTCATTTTTAGTCTTACGCATACGATGTGTGATACGCTCACACATGGATATATCTGATACCCCGTAAGGGATAACTACGTCCTCTGCTGGGATAAACAGGGAGACTTGCCGTCCAATAGTGGGATCGTAATACACTTTTTTGAACGCGCTACCCGCGATCGGTAGGTTCCACAGCATCTTCTCGTGCTCAGACCGGTACTCACGCATAACTTCCGTAAGCTGGTAATTTAAGTCCGCCCTAACTCTTTCTGCGGCCTCTTGCTTTTTACGGTCACTCTGACCGATAATCTTTGTGCGTACCGGACCGCTGGCTGGGAATGTCTCCATAATAGCTTCTGCTTGGAACCGCACTGCGGCCTCAGCAATCATCGGGTGGTGTACACCGCAGGCTCCTTCCCACGGCTCAGTACGCTCTTCATACTTTAAGCCCAGCAGCTTAATGCCTTCGGTATAGGTTTCTTCCCAGTCTTTGCGTGAAGCGATGTCGTTATCATAGGCAAGGATCAAATCCCCCGACAACTCCGCAAGCACCCCATTATCCAAACTTTCCGCCAAGTTAGCATCGAAATCCTCATCCCCTATCTCATCGCCCGGAATGATTGTGATCTCAACTGACCCATCATCTAGCGTTACCATCTCAGGGTCAATAATCTCGATCTCCAACTCAGGAGTATCCTCGCCCAACATATTTTCCATCCCTTGCGGGGCTGCGTACAAACCTTTTTCAATAGCCATGACATATCCTTAAGTTAATAGTACGCCGCTTTTCTCGGGTACGTGATTTCATCTAGTTCGTCGGTACTTAACCGTATAAACCCACCATTTCGGAACCTTGCCAGCGCCATACTCGTGCAGTCAACCATATCATCGTGTGCACTAGCGGGGAACGACGCCACTTGCTCAATCACCTCTTCGGCCCACTTTCTACCTGCGGGATACCAAACCATGCCGGACCTAACAATGTCTGAAACTGCATTAATTCGCGCTATTTTATCCCCAGTACCCCTGTGTGGCACAAACTCTTGCACCGGAATACCCATCCTACGTAGTTCTTGGAAGAGCGGGGTACCACTGGATTTCTTCTCGACAATGAACGAGTCCGGGCTCCACTCTTGCCACTCCCGTAGGGCTAACTCCTTTAGCTCATGGAACTCTACCCGGACGTTAATCGCATTTAGCAGGATAATGTGGTTGTTACCCTCAGTTAACCGGTCATCAGAGAACACACCCCACGTCAAAAGCGCAGTAAAGTCAGCTCGGTTGTTCTTTTCGGCAGCGGCATCAAGCGTCATAATGATGTATTCGCAGGTTGGAGGGTCGTCTTTCTCCCATTTCTGCCACCATTCACGCCTAATTATGGCACCTTCCTCGGCAGTGGGGTTTTGTTGGTACTGCGCGTTCCACTGGAACACTGGCATAGACGCTTTTGTGCGGTGCAATGCCTCTAAATCAAAGAATTCAGGCCATAAAGCCTTCTCGTCGTCCGTATTTTCGTTAAATATGGCTGGAAATTCAAAGAAGTTGTACTGATCTGTGCCCGTGATACGGGTCATGTCCTTGGCTAGTCGCCCTAACAGATCATTCGGGTGCCACCTTGTGTGTACAATAGCCACTTTACCCTGTGGCATCAGTCGAGTTCGCGCACCGTAAGAAAACCACTCATAGGCTTTCTCGAATACCTCGTAGTTACCATTAAGTACGTCTTGTTCTGAGAACGGATCATCCACGATCAGGAAGTGCGCACCCCGACCAGCCAACGCTGCACCAACACCACAAGCGAAATACTCTCCACCGGCATTGGTGTTCCACCGCCCAGCACTTTTAGAGTCAGAAGATAACGTGACCGTGGGAAAGATGTTTCTATATAAGTCGCTATTGACGATGTTACGCACCTTACGCCCAAAGTCCACCGCCAAGTCAGCCGTGTGGGACACCATCAACACCTTCTTATCGGGGTTGCGCCCCAGATACCACGCCGGAAAATATATAGACACCATCTGGCTTTTGCCGTGACGTGGTGGCACAGACACACCAATACGATCCTCGTCGCCTCGCTCCATAGCCATCAGGAGGTTAGCAAGCCTGCGGTGGTGTTTCCCAACTGTATAGTTAGGATCCATATGTTTACAGAATTCGATCAGGTCATCGTAGCAACGTTGTGCGGCTTGTCGGTTCTCAAGCTCTTCTAGCGACAATAATACTTCGGCAAGCTCATGCTCACTGAGACTACCCAGATTTGATTGCAAAAACTCGATTTCGCTAGCTTGTAGCATTTTTCGGTGGTGTGATTAATATATCCGTTAACTCATCCACGCGGTCTTCTAGCGCCGCAGTGTTGCTTTCGCGGGGCTCGATGTCTTGGGCTGTGGTCTTCTTACTAATTAACGAGGCGATCTTGTCTCGCACTTTCTGCTCGAGCTCTATTGTGGTTTGGTGCTTGACGGTAATCTCAGAGCGCTCTGTGAATAGCCCCACCTCGCTAATCTTACCCAACAGTTCAAGCGCACGGATGCGGTTTCGGTTGCCGGGGGCGGCTTCCTCGATCAAGCTGTTAGTTACGAATGTTCGTATTTGTGCGGCAGTCTGTGCAATTTGCACATCGTACTCAGTTAACAGGGCTCGCAGGTGCACCGCAGTGGCAGAGTTTTGCACAGCCGATATTGGGGTTTGTTCTAAGAGTACTTTGCGGGCTGTGGCGTCGGTGTACCCAGTAGCCCCTTGGGGGGTCCCAAAGGTTTCGATAAACTCGGTGGAGTTAAACATGGCTTCAGCCGCATCGCGCATTTGCGCATGGGCAAGCACCCCAAAGCCGACGGGGGCAGCGAGTACCTCGGGTTTTAATTCAATTTTCATGCGCGATACCTAATGGTACGTTTGCGGATATTGTATATTATTTTTTAGATAGGGGGTACTTATTTTAGTGACGGGGGGTCTTCCTATATTGAGGGGGTGGGGGTCGGACTTTGGGGATTTAGGAATTCTTAGGGAAATTGAAAATATTTGAGCAGATTACACTGTATATGGTGACATGGCGCGCTCGCGCTCACAGGGGGGTCGGGGGGCGGTACTATCACTCGATGCCCATATAAATTCCTCATACCGGTATGAGGAATTTATATGGGCATCGAGTGATA